TCATCCTTAAGAGCTACAGATGCAGCAGCATCCTGTGGTACATACTTTGGATTTCTAATAAGCTCCTCACGAGTCTTATTAATCTCACCAATAGCATAAGGAAGCTGCTCCATTTTCTTACCAGTAGCACTAGCGATGAATCTAACTCCTCCAATAGTTTCTTCGGCTTTCGATCCATTACGCAAACCAGCTGCTGTATCCTTACGAACGGCTTGTACTGCTTGGTCACGCGATTCATCAAAATCCCAAACCTGGGTAGTAAACATTTTCCGAGTACCCATAGCATAATATAACATATCCAAAGCTCCAGGCCACAAGTACTCAGTAGATTTAATATTAGAGGTTATGTAGCGAGTAGGTTTATCAAACCTTTCTAGCATCATTGGTAACTTTTTCGGATAAAGATTAGATACAGTATGAACACTGTAATTACCTTCTTTATCACCAGTAAATGCTAAATTAGCCCATGACAATTCACGCATACACAACATTTTCAAAGTAGGAGGTGTGTTTTTACCTTTCATGTCAGCTGAATTTAAGTAACCATACTGTTCCCACGCTAATCCATGATACACAACTTCATCCTTAATACGAATTTGTTTCCAAATAGATGCCCATTCAAAAGCAAAAAAGACAATTCCCAATCTTTTCCAATAAGCAACATCCCAACTACGATAAGCCGACACAACCTCTCTTGGAGGAACTGGAAGCTCTCGTTCATTGGGAATTCGTATACAAGGAAATAAAGAAAAACCACGTCGTTGATTACCCGGAATGCCTAATTCAATTCGAATTATAGCTTCCAAATAATTAGGATCACCATTATGCGCACTTACAACATTTTGTTGCACCATTATCCACTTAGATGATATTATAGCAAATGCCTCAATATACATATCATCATCCGACTGTTTTTCCCCATCTCTATACCTTGAAACTCTAAACATAAATCCCTTAAATCGTTCTTCTACCAATTTAACCTGTAAATCCAAATTTCCATCAGATACAACTGTGGTATTATCACGTCCATCAATCCAAGTCCAATCCATTCTTTTACTCAACTTAATGGAATACGTCAAATACTTGATAAGACTGAACTGTTTACCTAACCTACCTGTTAAGTGATGCGTGTGACCACGAAAATCCGTAGTACCACGATTTGTAATTTTTGTTTTAGAATTAGTCAG